AGCACAGCTCTGGAATTAAAAGGCCCAAGAGTATTTAAAAACAGTGAAATAGCCGAAATCTTAGAGAGAAATACAATGGGAGAAACTGTATCCAAGTTATCCATGGAGTTCAAGACAAGAAATCCTGCTATTTACGAACTAATCAAAAAACACCTGCACGGACCAGGAACCAATGAAACAATAACCCTTCAATCAAAAATAAACTCACCATGGACACAAGAGGAATCACAGGAATCACCATATCTGCAGAGAGATATGATGAACTCGTAAATGCAGAAACACGAGCTAAAGAACCGTACATCAGAAAAATTGAACATCTACAGTCCGAATTGGAATTCTACTCAGAAGGATATGAGATACTCTACATTGATAGAGAATTCTTCAAGATTAAAAAAGGAACAAACGATGCGTCATTCTTGCGAGAGGAGTTAAACAGAATGAGAAATCAGTTTGACGTTATGAAAGAGACAATATATAAACAAGAAAAAGCCCTATCCAAAAAAGGCTGGTTATTTAGACTACTATTCACATAATTCAAAATGAAGAAGAAACGAACCAAGCATGATCCAAATAGGATTGTCATCAAAAAAACAATAGACCTGTACGAAGATCAACTGGAAGTCCTGGAAGAAGAAGCCGCAAACAAAAGCATAGCAGTGCAGGCATTAATCCGAAACATCATCGACAAGGAGTATAATTTATCAAAGTAGACATGATTAAGATAGCCACAGTATGCTCCGGTATAGGGAGCCCAGAGCAAGCATTAAGAAATATTGGTGTATCACACCAGATACCATTCGCCTGTGAGATTGATAAATACGCACGTCAAACATATTTAGCCAACTTCAACCCGGATCAGATGTATACCGATATGACTAAAGAGGAATGGGATAAGCCTGATCAATATTCCGATCTGTTTATTGGCGGTATTCCTTGCCAAGCGTTCAGTTTAGCAGGCAAGCGTTTAGGCGAAATGGATAAGCGTGGATTGCTATTTTATGACTTCTACAGGTATGTTAAGAACCAACAACCAAAGGTATTTATCATTGAAAACGTTAAGGGATTATTGAGTTCTATATCAGACTTAACATTGCCAACTATATTGCTATCTTTGTTGTTCAAAATAGAACAAACAGAATCATGGGAACAGTCAAGTACACGCCAGAACAAATTAACTACATTAAGTCAAACTATCTCAAATTACCTGTTATTGAACTTGCATCAAAAATCGGCATTACGGAAGCAGGAGCAAGATACATTATTGACAAAAAACTCAACGTTAAGCTACGAGCAGTGGGAACAAAGAGTAAAACATGGTCTGAAACAGAGATTGCAATTCTTAGAAGGGAAGATTTGTCAGATTACGAAAAAGTCAAATTATTACCAGGACGAAGCGACTCAGCAGTCAGAATGCAAAGAAGAAGACTCGATTTTAAATCAAAAGACATTGTATTCAATAGAGAGTTTGAAAGCCAAGGTTACAAGTTTGTTAGAAAACACAATGGATATACAAGGGAACACCGATCTATTTGTGAGGAGCGACTTGGGCGACAACTCGAAAAAGGAGAGGTTGTACATCACATTGACGGAGTTAAACTCAACAATGAACCAGACAACTTGCATGTATGTACTCGAAATGAACATAATAAGGCTCATAATTCTTGCTTCGGAATTGTCGCGGAACTTATGCAAAGAGGTTTGGCTTATTTCGACAGGGAAGAAGGAGTTTATAGGCTTAAAGACTTTTGATATCTGGCTTGGCTATCTAAATAGCTTGATGTATAATCTGCACTTTGAAGTACTGAACAGCAAAGATTTTGGCGTACCTCAAAACCGTGAACGTGTGTTCCTTATAGGTGTGCGTAATGACCTGCCAAACACCTTCCGTTTTCCTCCTGGATTTATATTGACTAAGCGACTGAAAGATATTTTGGAACCTGAAGTGGGTGAAAAGTATTATTTGAG